AATAGAGGTAATGTAAAAAATGTGACAAAATTGGCATTTAATCCCAACAATGCTGATAGAGATTTGTTGTATGCTAATGGAATAAATCCTGTTATTTCATTGCCAGGAGGCGGTACTATACTATTTGGCGATAAAACATTGTTGGCAAGGCCTTCCGCATTTGATAGGATTAATGTGAGAAGATTATTCATCATTTTAGAAAAAGCAATCGCTAATGCTGCACAATTTTCATTATTTGAATTTAATGATGCTTTTACAAGAGCAAGTTTTGTTAGTTTAGTTGAGCCGTTTCTACGTGAAGTAAAATCTAGAAGGGGTATTACAGATTATAAAGTTGTTTGTGATGCAACAAATAATCCTCCTAATGTTGTAGACAGAAATGAATTTAGGGGAGATATTTTTATAAAACCCAGTAGATCAATTAACTTTATTAATTTGAATTTTGTTGCTGTTGCAACAGGAGTAGAATTTAACGAAGTAATAAACGCAATTTAATAGGAGAATTAAAAAATGGCTTTCAATGTTTCTACTTTTAGAGAAAAATTGGCATGGGATGGAGCGAGACCTAATTTATTTGAAGTTATAATTCCTAAAAAAAATCAATGGTTCAATGAATCCGACGGTGATCTTAAATTTTTATGCAAAGCTGCATCTATTCCTGGTTCTACCATAGGAACTGTTGTAGTTCCATACATGGGTAGAGAAATAAAATTAGCAGGAAATAGAACTTTTGCTGATTGGACTATTACTGTGATAAATGATGAGAATTTTTCTTACAGATCGGAATTTGAGTTTTGGATGGAGGGTATAAATACACATACAGGAAATTATAGAACTGGAAATGGTGGGGTTAATGATTATGTGATTGATAGTGTAACTGTTAATCAAATATCAAAGGCTGCTGATGGTGATGATGCTAATATATTGAGATCTTATCTATTTCATGGAATGTTTCCTATTGATATAAGCGAAATAACTCTTGATTGGGGAGATAATGATTCGATTGAGGAATTTACAGTTACTTTCGCATACGATTATTGGACCGCTGAAGGAGGCAATGGTCCTACAGCAACAACTAAAACCGGTCCTGCGCAACAAGATGTAGGTGGTCTTTAATAATATTAATATTATTTTTTTCTGATTTTGCAAGTGAATAAATAAAACAGTAATATTTTATTCACTTGCATTCAGGAATAAACATGGCTATTGATATATTTGGTTTTACTATTGGAAAAAAACAAAAAGATGAAGTAAAAGTTAAATCATTTGCTGAAGTTGAAAATGATGATGGTTCCGTGACGGTTGCATCTGGTGGTGTCTATGGTACATACATTGATACCGAAGGCGCTATAAAAAGTGAAACGGAATTAATCAATCGTTATAGAGATATGTCATTACAGGCAGAAGTTGAAAATGCTATAGATGATATCATTAATGAAGCAATTATTTCAGTAAAAGATAAACCAATAGTTGATATAAAATTAGATAATTTAAATTTATCTGATAATATTAAAGAAAAAATAAAAATTGAATTCAAAGAGTTGACAAAACTTCTTGATTTTCAAAATTTAGGATATGATCTTTTTAGAAGATGGTATATTGATGGGAGAATTTATTATCATGTTATTATAGATGATAAAAATCCTAAAAAAGGTATTTTTGAATTAAGATTATTAGATCCTCGCAAAATTAAAAAAATTAGAGAAAATCAAACCATAAAACTTCCAAACGGTTCTTCTCAAAAACAAATACAAGAATACTATGTTTATAATGAAAAAGGAATTTATCAGGCACAAGGTCAAACCATAGGTACAGCATTCACAAATGCGGCTTCAGGTTTAAAAATTTCTATTGATTCAATAGTATATTGTCATTCCGGGTTATTAAACTCCACAAAATCATTAGTTTTATCATTTTTACATAAAGCTATCAAACCTTTAAATATGTTAAGAATGATTGAAGATTCATTGGTCATTTATCGTATATCTAGAGCTCCCGAAAGAAGAATTTTTTATGTTGATGTCGGGAATCTTCCCAAAGTTAGAGCAGAACAGTATATGCGTGATCTAATGGCAAGATATAAGAATAAATTAGTATATGATGCAAATACAGGTGAAATTCGTGATGATAGAAAACATATGTCCATGCTTGAGGATTATTGGATGCCTAGAATGGAAGGAGGTAGGGGAACTGAAGTTACAACATTACCAGGAGGACAAAATTTAGGTGATATTGAAGATGTGATTTATTTTCAGAAAAAATTATATAAAGCATTAGGTGTACCACTATCTAGACTGGAATCTGAAGCTTCTTATACTATAGGTAGAGCGACAGAAATTTCTAGAGATGAAGTAAAATTTACTAGGTTTATTAATAGATTACAGAATAGATTTACATTACTTTTTGATGATTTGTTGGAAAGACAATTGAGTTTAAAAGGTGTAATGAACAGAGATGACTGGAAAAAAATAAAAAATCAAATTTATTATCATTTTGAAAGCGATAGTCATTTCACAGAAATGAAAAGAAATGAATTATTACAAGATCGTTTAAATCTTTTACGAGATTTATCTGAGTATGCTGGAAAATACTATTCAAATGAATTTATCAGAAGAAATATTTTATTGATGAGTGATGATGATATTAGAACAAATGATGAGCAAATAGCAAAAGAATTAGATGATCCTAGATTTTCTGGTGAAGATGATATGAAAATGGGAATGGAAACAAACTCTGTAAGTCATGAAAAAACAGATTTTTTAAATGAAGAAAAAATTGAAAAATTAATTCAAGATAAATTTGATTCGACAAAAAATGATGAAAAATTGAAAAACACAATTAATGATATTCTCTCTACTATAAATTTAGACGATTAATTAAATGTCAAATGAAAACAATAAACAGGTAAAACTAAATGAAGTTTTAGCTGCCTCTCTAGCCTATACTCAAAAAGAATTAAAAAGAGCAAAGCAAGAGTTAATAAAAGAAATTAGAGAAATCTTAGATCCAGTAACTGGTGAAAAGATTAAGGTCCTAGAAATAAAAGGTGAACAAGGACCTAGAGGCGAGAGAGGGGAGCAGGGTTTAGAAGGTTTACCGGGACCTAAAGGAGATAAAGGAGAAAAAGGTGATCCTGGTAAAATGGGACCTCAAGGATTACAAGGTCCTGAAGGTCCGATGGGTCCTAGAGGACTTTTGGGGCCGCAAGGACCACAAGGACCTAAAGGTGAAGACGCACAAATTCAACCTTTAAGAGATGAGATTGAAACCCTTAAAAAAGTTGTTAAAGATATTGGTTCTCAAGCAGCATCAACTGCGCAGAAAGTTATAACTGGTTGGGGCGAATATTATGGAGGTGGAGGTAGTGATCCTGAAAAAAGAGTATTCGGTAATAATTTAAATGTCACTTCTAATACAGTTCAATTGTACTCTAATACAGAGTACAATACCAGTGAAAGTATTTTACAATTTAAATCAATAAAAACTGGTAATGGACTACTTGCCGCACAAAATACAACTTCAATTATAATATCTTTTGATCCTGAAATATTATCAATTAGTGATGATAAAAATCTTATTGTAAATAGATCCATAACAATTGGAGATACTCAATCGTTAAAGATTGGTGTAGGTACTCAAAATGCTGTTTTAGGATTTCATAGTTCTTCTGGAAATGATTTTACAATACGAGATACTAATGGTGATAAAATATTTTCTGTTACTGAAATTAAAGAGGTTAATGAGACTGGATTAGGTATAGAAGGCGATGTTCTTAGAGTAACCGCAAATGGAACATTGGAATTTGGAGAAGCATCTCCTCCTCTAGAAATTACCGAATCGCAAATATCCGGTAATACAGTTTCTAAAGTTGATCATATAACCATTAACACAGATGATGGATTTTACTTAGAAGAAGGTCAATCTAGTGGTTCAGTGATTTTAAGATCAAACATTCTTGATCAAATTAGTCCTTTAACATCAGGATCCTCTGGATCCGCAGGCACTTCGGGAACTTCAGGTAGAGATGCTAGTGCAGGAACTTCCGGTTCATCAGGATCGTCAGGAACGTCAGGCATTGATGGTTTATCAGGATCGTCAGGAACGTCAGGCATTGATGGTTTATCAGGATCGTCAGGAACGTCAGGCAGTGTCGGATCATCAGGAACATCAGGATCATCAGGAACATCAGGATCATCAGGAACATCTGGTTTAACAGGTAGTTCAGGATCATCAGGAACATCCGGTTTAGCAGGTAGTTCAGGATCTTCAGGAACATCAGGATCATCGGGCAGTGCAGGATCTTCAGGAACATCAGGATCATCGGGCAGTGCAGGATCTTCAGGAACATCAGGCAGTGCAGGATCTTCAGGAACATCAGGATCAACAGGTAGTGCAGGTACTTCTGGATCATCAGGCAGTGCAGGATCTTCAGGAACATCAGGATCAACAGGAACATCTGGGTCATCAGGATCATCTGGTAGAGATGCCAGTGCAGGTTCTTCTGGTACATCTGGAACATCAGGTAGTTCTGGTACATCTGGAACATCAGGTAGAGATGGAAATTTTGGTGGGGCATCTTTCGAATACTCATATTCGACAAATAGTTCTCCAAGCACAGGAGAATTTACAGTTGATGATACCGCACTTTCTTCTTTAACAAATATAACAATTAGCGATAGTGATGCAAATAATACCGATTTACATGCATTCTTAAATGTAATAGCGAATTCTTCTAGCATAATAAAAGGTCATGTAAAAATTAGCAAAAAATTTCAAAATGAGATTTTTGTATTATTTGTTATTAATGGCGCAGATTACTTACCTACACATACAACTCATGACATCGATGTAACAGTAGTTGAATCTTCATCAACTAATGGAAATTTACCTTTTAATTCAGGTGATGATTTAGTATTAACTTTTGCAAGAACAGGTGATAAGGGTGATGATGGTTCTTCTGGAACTTCCGGAACTTCAGGTTCTTCAGGAAGTTCAGGAAGTTCGGGTTCTTCCGGAACATCTGGAAGCTCAGGAAGTTATGGAACTTCTGGTTCTTCAGGTTCTTCAGGTTCTTCAGGTAGTGCCGGATCAGCAGGTAGTGCTGGTTCCTCTGGTAGTGCTGGTTCCTCTGGTAGTGCTGGTAGTGCAGGTTCTGCGGGATCATCTGGTAGTACAGGAAGTTCTGGGTCATCTGGTACTTCTGGTTCAACGGGAACTTCTGGATCTGCAGGAACATCTGGAGTAGATGGTGATCGTTATTCTAGTTCATCTTCTACTAGTATTACCATTCCATCATCATTGGGCGGTTATAAGACAATTACCATTGGTACAGGTTTAGCTTATACTCAAGGACAAGAATTATTAATAGTCCATGATAATTCGAATAAAATTATAGGTGAAGTTGTATCATATGTTGGTTCATTCGGTGTTCTAAATTATAAAGTTTTAAATTATAAAGGCTCTGGAACATATTCGGATTGGTCGATAAATTTAAATGGAAATCAAGGACCTTCTGGTTCTTCGGGAAGTGTAGGTTCTTCTGGAACATCCGGTTCTTCTGGATCATCAGGTAGAGATGCTAGTGCAGGATCCTCTGGATCATCTGGTTCTTCAGGAAGTGCAGGTAGTGCTGGATCATCTGGTTCTTCAGGAAGTGCAGGTAGTGCTGGATCATCTGGTTCTTCAGGAAGTGCAGGTAGTGCTGGATCATCTGGTTCTTCAGGA